AATTGCACGACGAGCGAAAGCAGGAGCTAAAGCAGCAGAAGCGGCATTAACTCGATTAGCCTGAACTTCTGGAGTAGTAGCTCTAGGCATACCTAACCACGCACCAACTGTTGAATTTTGGACGTGATAAGGAACACCAAAAAGTCCAACTGGATTTGCTCCAGCTAAACCTTCAGGAAGAATGAAACAACCGGGTGCAATCGTTGGAACAGTTGCATCAAGCTGAATCTTCTTGTTTACTAAATCATATGCGATAATCTTAGCAGGAACACCACCAGTGTTTAATGGCGCTGCAAGACCAGCATCGTAAACAAGAACTCGCTGACCCTTTCGGAGCAGCTTAATACCATAACCATCAGTTGTGCAGGTAATGGTATCATTGGTAAGAGTGGTAGTAGCTAAAGAAGTAACGGTAGCTAATACACCATTACCAGCAGTCATGCACTGAGCTTCAGTCTGACGACGAAACTCTGGCATTGCTTTAGCCATAAGCTCCTTGAAGAGATTAACAACAGCCTTACGGCTATCATCAGTTCCCCACTGAGCTTTAGTATTCCACTGAATAGCGTGCTTGAAATTCACAGTATTAATGACAGCCTTATCGTAAGTCTGGCCGTCACCAATCCCTAAATCTCCGCCATCAGGATTGTAGTAACCAAAGTATCCACCCGGACCAATAGCAAGAGGGATACGCATATCTCTTTCCGAGATTACTTCCGTATCCTTCTTCTCTACAGTCGAATAGAACTTTGCGGATTCAAGCTCGTAAAGCATTGAAAGCTTTTTACGAACCTTCTCCATTTCAACAGAAAGAAGCTGGGTTCCACCTACAGCCATGTTAATTTCCCCTTACTTGATATACTTGGGCTTCCCGTTAAGGATGTCCATATCGGTTGTCTTAGAGCGGTCTACCCTGCTAAAATCAATTTGGCCTTCACTTTTATTGCCACCCAGACCAGCAGGAACAAGTCTGCGTGACTCTGACTTTTGAGCATCCTTCACTTTAATACCAGCTTCACGTAAAACTCTATTTCTAATTGCTGGAAGTGCTTGTCTAGCTCGCTGGAGATAAGCTTTAACAATTCTAGACTTCCAATCTGGTGAATACTTAGAGGATTTAGCCTGGTCAAATAAGGACTGAATACCACCAAGGTATCTCTTATCTGAACCAAGAACTTCATCTACTCCCTGGAAAATGTCTCGGACAATGTTCCTCTTTTGGTAATCGTCCAATTTGATTCCGTCCAACTCCTTATTAATGGAGTTCTTCATAGAATGATTAACTACTTCTGTAATAGAACCTTTGAACTCGCCCATACGAGTATTATCAAACTCTTGTCTTTCCCTTTCAAACTGTTCTTGTTCCTTTGTCTTAGCAACCGGCTTCTTTCTCTCTTCTAGCGGAGCTTTAATATCCTGTGTATCAAACCAATAGTTATGAGCATGAATAGCTACTGCCGCAAGATTCTTATTACCTGACTTCATAGCATCTGCATACATTGACATTAAAGCCCTCTTCATTGGCTTCAACATCACTTCGCCATATAATTGTGGATTCAACTTACCGATTGACTCTAAGATAGTATGAGAAAAATCTTCAAATGCTTCTTCGTTTGTATTCTTAACTGCTTTAAGAAAGTTTGAAGTCTTATCTACATCTCCAGAAGCAATATCCTTATACATCATCTCTAAGAAGCCGGCATTTTTAGCGGCAACCTTAGCATCTTCTGGAGTAGCAAATACTTCTCCAAACTCCTTATCTCGCTCTAAAGCTTCCCGTAATCCAGGGATTTTCTTAAATAAATCTGGCGCAACCTTTTTAACTGCTTTGGTTAAGTCAGATAAATCTAAGTCTCCTTGGTCTACATCTTTATCCCCAGACCCATCAGACTCTTCATCATCGGACTCTTCATCTTCTTCTTCATCTGCATTTTCTTCATCGGCTTCTTGTTCTTCTTCATCTTCATCGGAAACTTCCTCGGAATCTCCTTCTTCTCCATCTGCTCCGTCTCCTGCATCACTGCGAATCTCACCACCAACATCATCACCATGCAAAATATCTTTATCTGTTGGTCCGATTGGTTCAACATCACCTACAGAACCAGCAGAAGGCATACCAGTAACATCGTTCGGGGAATAGAAAACATTGAAGTGCTTAAACATTATCCACCTAATCCTGTTGAAAGCGTTGGAGGTTCTTGACCTTGAGGTGTTTCATTGGGAGTTTGTGTTCTCATTTGCAACATCATCTGATGTGCTTTCCAATGTAACACTACGTTTTGATAACCACCTGGGTTTTCGTTCTTAGCCTTTTGACCTTTGGAACTGTTTAACCAAACTTTACAAACTTCCATCTCTACCATGTGGTCATCAAACTCTTCAGGAGCAATAGAAGATTCCATTCCTAATGGAGAGTTTGGAGACGGTTGCGGTTGCCCTTCCATGAGTAGAGAAATTTCCCGATACTGTTTGGTTCTATCATTAATACCGGGAATGTAGAGTTCTGGAATACCGAGAGCTTTCTTAACCAACTCGTTATTCTGAGGATGGGTAATAAGAGCCATAACCATTGGGTCTTTAACTTGCATTAAGCCCATTAAGGTATCTTTAATCTGTCCAGAAGAAACTGGTAAAAGTTCAGAGAACTCAGGTTCACAACTACCAACATCTCCACGCTTCAATGCCATATGGTCAACAGTAGTAGACTGATAACCGGCAGCAGTCTTATCTACAACCTTCTCATCATATTCTAATAGATTGGCATACTCTCTAACTGCTTTATCTAATACATCAGCCCACAGGAATGAAGCAATAGTGGAAATAGTGCCAAGCCTTTGAAGAGCCTGATTCTGAGATTTTGTATATTCTGTCGCTGTAGAACTGCCAGGAACGGCACCACCATATACAGTAGGAAAATCACCAGTAACAAATTCAGCCAGATTCTTATATTTAGCAGTAAGACCTGCAATTTCAGGAGATAAAGTTGCAGTCTTAGTTTCATAAAAGTTATCTCCAATATTCTTACCAGGTTCCTTAAATGCCTGTGTAACATTACCAGGCTTGGCTTGATTATCGGAGTATTTGTTGAAATCAATGGCATCTGAAGCGATAAATAGCTCAGAAATACCATGTTCCATCGTCTGTAATTCAAGTTCATCAATTTCTGCATTAATGTCTTGAATCATTGCAAGATTAGTGCCTAAAGGTTCGGCATGTATAGAAGAAGAACGTGGGTCTAATCCAATCGTCCAATGCTCATCTAAATTTTCACCATTGATTTCAACAGGTTCATTACCAATATAGATAACATAGCAACCTTCTGGATACTTCTTCTTAATTTGGTCAACAATATCTCTATTTACCGAGTCGGCTTTACCAGTTACTAACTCAAACTGCCAAGGTCTATACCAAACACACTTAACTACTGCTGTATTCTGTGGTTGATTGTTAAGATAGACAGAAGGATAGCGAATAGTAGAGTCTACTGACGTATCAGCAGTAGATGAAGCTACATCTTCTACTAAAGGTTCCTCTCCATTAGGACCAGGAACACAAAAGATAGAGCGAAGTGAAGCTATTGATTGGTCAAACTTGAGAATAAGGAAGCCTACATGCTCTTGAGTACGAGCAGAGTAGGGAACTTTAACGTTTAATACACCAAACGGGTCAATAACAATGCGGGATTTTTCTTTATCTACCTGAATAGGAACAGAAACTTGAACTGTTTGTGGAGTTACTTCTGTAGTAATAGTTTGTCCACAGGACTGGCAGGGAATATTGGAGACTGGCTCCATTCCACCTTCACCAAAATCATAACCACAGGTAGGGCAGGAATGATTATATGAAGTTTGCTCTTCTAAAGCTGATTCTTCTACTTGATAAAAGCCAAACTTCTTATCTTTCTTAGCATAGGTATAAACAAATGGCGTGCCTTGATTGAAGAAGATAGAGAGAATCTTAATATAGAGCAGCTTAGCTTTGTTATGCTTCTGTATAATCTTAGCTAATGCAGAGAAATTCTCAGATTTATCAATATCGTCAGCATTGTCAGCATCAGTAGGAAAGAAAAGAACAGAAGGTACACCAACGGAAAGAGCAGCAATAATAGACTCACCGTGCGGACGATAGATATTAATAATCCGAGGAGGAACTCCGTCAGCTTCTTTTTCATCCCAATCAGGTATTGCCCAATCAGCAGAAGTATCATCCCAAAATAAAGTTACAATATTATTGAAGTAGAGTTCTAATCTTTTAGCTTTTCTTATCCAAGAGTAATGAACAGCCTCATCTTCTCTCTCACAAAGAGAAAGTAGAGTAGTAAGGACTGCTTTATAATCATCCGGAATAGCTGTAGGTTGCTTGGGTTTCTCTTGTTCAGAACTACCCAAGACCTGCATATCCGTTTGTTCAGTAGCTTGTTCAGTAGGAGGAATCATTCAACTACTACTTTCTCATACTGAGATTCTTCTTTTGTTGGAACGGCGGCATGTTTTTCTCTCATTGCCATTACACGTTCCCTAACTCTAGTATGAATAGATTTGTAACCTCTATTCGATACAAAGTCTGACTCTACTCTTACTCGCTCAGGCTTGTCATCTCTCATCTGAGCTTTTAACTCTGCAATTTCATCTTGAAGGTAAGTAATAAATTCATCTTTAGAGTTAATGATAGCGGCGAAAGCCTCTGCGTCTAAATGATATACTACTCTTTTGGTGGCCCTGCTTGCTTTCCAAGAACTCCATTTTTCTGTAAAAAGAAGTTTGGTCGCCACCAGAAAGTTGATTAAGTGCTTCTTCAGATTTTGCAGCATGTTCTACTTCTCTTGCATGTTGTAATTGATATTCTCTTATACCGGATAGAAGTATTCGAGTGC